ACCAACTTGAGCACCAACTTTAGCAACAGAGTAAATTGTACGGATAACTTCACGGTTAATTTCAGCAAGAATTTCAGTTGACAAGATGTTTGCCAATTCTGTTTCTGCGTCTAGACCATGAACTGCCTTCAAGTCTTGTGCCAATTCCATTGAGTACTCTGCCTTCAAAGCACGTGACTTTGCAGTAACAGAAACTTTCTCAATTGAGAAGCCCATTTCGTTGAATGACAAATCTTCAGCAACAGAAGTTGCCATTGCACCGCCAGTTGTAACTGTAGAAGCAAAAACGTTTTGGTTACCCAAAGCAGTGTTAGCAGCCATAGAAATAGCTGTTTGTGTCGCTTTGTCACCTGCGAAACCAGTGTTGGCTTCATTGTAGAATGCTTCGATAGCACTGTTAGTCATATCACGGTTAGTACCGTAAGTAGAACGCATTGCAAAGATCAAGCCTGTTGGGCCTGTCATTGGTTGTACGCCAGCGATATCATAAGCGATAAGGTTAGGCAAAGAACGGCGAACCAAGCTGATTAGGATTGGATCGAAACCGGCAACAGGGCCTGTTGCAGTAGAACCACCGGAATAACCTGTACCACCTAAAGAGTTAGTTGGTGCAGTTTCCATCATCATACCAGATTGCTTCTGCATTTCTTGAGCTTGATTCTCAAGAATAACAGCAGTCACAGCCTTGCGGTATGGGTCAGTAATTTTTGGTAGTTCTGGGTGGTCAATGACCGCTGCCCATTTGGTCTGAAGTTGTTCAGAAAGTAACATGTTTAATCTCCTTGATTAATTTATAGTTTGGTTTTAGAAATAGCGTTTGCAACAGATGACACATATGGGTCGGCGCTTACTGGTTTCTTAGTTTCGCCTGCGTCTTCTGCAGATACCTGTTCGTGTAGTTGCTCTTCGTCTGCCTTTTTAACGCCAGATGGGAAGTAGTTTTCACGGATTGTTTCAAGTTTATTTTGGTATTCTTCCTCTGTGGAGAATTCAACGCTCTCTGCAAGCGATTTGATTTTTTCAACTTGAGTTTCTGTTAAGCCTTCGCAAACAGAACGGGTAACTTCTTGTTTTGTAGCTTCGATTAAAGATTTCTTGTAACCGATGCTCTTTTCAATTTCTTCATTTAATTTGGACTCTAACTGTTCCACTTTAGTTGCCAACTCATCAACCAATTCTACCTTGTCTTCAGGTACATTGATGTAGTTCTCGGCAAACAATTTGTGTAGACCAGAAATAAAGTCTTCGGCTAATTCAGCACGCAAACCTGATTCGATTGCGATTGCATTTTCTTCTAGCCATTGTTCAACTACGTAGTTAACATAGTCGTCTACTTTTTCTTCTAACTGAGTACGTACAGACTCGATAGCTTCTTCAAGCATACCAGCATACTTAGCTTCAGTTTGTTCTTCGATTTGTTGAATACGGTCAATAACACGTGCTTCAAAAATCGTAGTAACTTTAGATTTGAATTCTTCGGAGATGTTTTGGTCATCGGCAAACAAAGCATCAATGTCGTCTTTGGCATTAACTTTGTACTCAGATACAACAGTACCTTCGATTTCTTCTTCTTCTCTCATTTTTAGTTGAGTGTCAGATGATGCAGCAGAAGGCTTTGTTGTAGGAGCGGTTGCGCTCTTAGCTGCCTTAGTAGCATCAATCTTGTGCGAGTCATCATCTGGCTTCGCATTCTGGGGTGTCGGTCCGCCTAGGTCGACCTCCTCACCAGGTAATTTTTGTGGTGGCATTGCTGACGCTTTACTCTTTCCAGAGGAAAGAATTTCAGCTGCTGCTTCCATTAGTTTGTTTTTAGGCATTAGGATTCTCCTTATGATATCTTATTTATAAAATTAAAGTTTTCTGATGAAATTTTCAAACAGCTGCAATGCAACTGCTTCTAATTGTTTTTGTGGAGCATTTCGTATGGCTCTTTTAGCATTATCTATGTCCATTTCCACGAACCTTCCCTCAATGAATAGCCATTCTTTACCCTCCATAATTCCGTTAACAAATGCACCTGGAGCCGATGGATCCGCAACGATATCGGCAGCCGTAGCCAAACGCAAATCGTCTTGTACCAAGTTGTAACCTTCTCTAGTCATGGATACAGAACCCATAGCTCTAGAAGATACTCCCAAGTTAACATCATTCTCAATAAAGTTCTTAACAATATTTCCGTATGGTGTATCTAGGATCAATGCCTTACCATAAAATGAATTGCCATCTTCAGTCAAAGATACAATCTTATGGGATACTCGTTCCAAATTAAGGGTTGGTGTGTCTGGATGACCAAGTTCACCTAACGCACGGTTCGTTTTAACAAATTCTTCGTTATATCGTTTAACTTCTTTACGCAATGTATCCATCTTATACATGCGGTTATTACGATTAACTTTTTCAGCAACAAGGAAAGTACCTTCAATGTAAAGGTTCTTTTTACCTTTTTCTGTTGCTTCTGTGAGATACTTTACGCTCTCAATTCTTTCGGTAATTAGTTTCATTTTAGATACCTACTAATGGTGTTGCATAAGTTGCAGATTTAGTGACTGATAGAATTACAGTACCATCAGTGCCACTATTAGTAATATGCAAGTTAGCAGATGGTGTATTTGCCAATGAGATATCATACTGTGTCAATGGCAAATCATTTGACTGGTACATTGCAACAATTAGTGGTGCAGATGTGTTATCACCACGATAGATGCGAACCCACCCATCAGAAGAGGTAATAATGTGTGCAATCGATGCAGCCGTAATAACTTCATTGCTATCTACAGCAAGTGAAGACAACGGAATGGTTGTTGCCGTATTACCAGTAAATCTGATAATTGATCGGGATCTTTTTGTGTTAATAATTTCGTATGCCATATTATTTTATTCCCATTGATTTGCGGCGGCGCATAGACATTTTTCTTTTTAATAAGACTCTGTTCATCTTTGAGCGACCTTTAGTTTTCCAATATCTTTTTAACATTCTGGCTTTGTGCAGTCTCTGTGCAGCAGGTATTCTTTTTACCGTATTACCAGATATTCTATATCCTTTAATTGCTGACCTACGTACATTACGTTGAAGAATGATTCGACCTTGTTTGTTTCTTCTGATACGTCTTTTGATTCTTTGAACCCTACCAGTTTTAACAATGTTGCCTTCATCCAATTCTTCTACTTCTTCATATACGATATGAGCAATATGAACCTTTGCCTCTGCTAATTTCTCAGAAGCAACCTCATTTAACCGTGCAAATAATTTATCTTTTGCCTCGGTTAGTTTGTTATTTACTATACTTTCAATAAACGTCATTTTGATTTACTGAAAGCAAAATCTGCAGCCTTAGTGAAGTGACCAGGTGACTTATGTACCATGTCTGCAAACTTCTTTTTATTATCATCATTTAAAGCACCATGGACTTGCGTCAATGCTGATGCTGTAAAATGGTCAACTGTTCTTGTTTCACCAGAGGCAAACTTAACTTTTTGTGCCGATTTATTGGAAACAATCTTATGTAACGTATCCATCACTGCTTCTTCCAACATCTCGCCTTGTTCTTCTGTGCCTTCGGCCTGAATAACTGGTGCCATGGAGTTATAACCCATGTACTGAGAATTGAATGGTACAGAGAATACTTTTTTAAGCTTATCGTTATAATACAATGCAACTTTAGTGCCATCAGGGAACAATCTAACTGCTCTACGTTTTAACAATAGAACAAATGGAGGATCTGATGGTGGAATTACATTGTCTTCACTCGCTTCAGTTACTTGGTCTTTTACCTTTTCAGTACCTGATTGAATTGCAATACGATGAGCTTTAACTTTTTTGCCTGATGGTCCAACTTTAAAATCGGAAGTATCAATTAAACTTTCTTCGAGTTCTTCTGATACTGCACGGCGAGCTTGACGATTGATATTTGGATTAGTGGTAATCAAATCAACCATCTTATTAAAAATATTACGCATGATTTCTCTATCTGCGTTATTAAAGTTAGGTCTTTCTTCACCCATCTTGTCAAGAATATTATGCAAACGTTGAATCTGTGCTTTGTTACCTAAACCAGCACGTACAAGAGCATCGAACTTTGAATAGTCCTTCTTCTCCTCTTCAACAATGTTTCTTAATTCTTGTAGCGATTTCATACTTCTTCTTGTTCTTCGGTTGATTCTGTTTCTTTACCGTTATACAAATTTTGTGCAATCTCAGTCTTGCGAGTTGCCAATGCTTCCA